TGCTAGTGTTGGCGCAGTTGTATATCCTGCTACTGTGATTCTTATTCTAATGTAAAATTGTGTAACTCCGTTGACTGCTGTCGTAGCCCAATCTCTAGGTGCTGAAAATGCTATAATTCCATCTGCTGTTAATAGCGATGTGCTGTCTACTGCGTCTGTTAGTGCAGTCCAAGCTGCTCCATTCCAATATTCGTAAACTAGAACTCCTGTTCCATCGTCTACGCCAGGCGTAACGAATAAAAGTGTAACTCCTTCCCATTCTGTGCTATTTCCTATGTATAGAATATCGCCTGCTACTGGAACTGCTGCAAACGCATTAAATGCCGTTCCACCTACCGTATTGGCTTCTGTTGTATTATCCGTCCAAGCGGCTGGTTGGTCTAAACTCCAAACTTGCTCTAAATTTCCTACGCTATCAATTAAAATATAGGCTCTGCTAATTGCATGAATTGGATAGCGAGAAGTAAGAACATAATCTGAATGTAAAATATCATCAGACGTATCCGAATATAAATAACCAATCTCTTTGGGCCAGTTCCTGTTCCAGAGAGACTTCCGTCTATTAAAGTATTCTACTGCTGTTGTGTAACTGCCCCACCACTTATTTGTAAGTGTCTTTATCTCGCCTTCAGCGTCAAGAATGAACTCTGTCATTTCCGCATCGGTTACGACAGAGACATCCAATCCGCTTACTCTATAGGCATCCGCGGTGGTACATAATGTAACTGCCACTTTTGTTCACCTACTTTTTAGACTTTTTTTTCTTTCTTTTATTTCTTTTTTAGTTTCAACAATTTCCTCAGCCTTCTCTTTAACGACTCTAAGCACTGCGCCATCTAGTTTCAAATCTTCAGGTACTTTCTGAATTTGTCCTGCTTTGAAATGATACCATACTGCGTCAGTATATTTCGCATGAACCCACTTTTTGCTGTAATTTTCTACGGATTTCATGGTGTTGCTATGCCCCAAATTACTAATTGAAATTGTCCTACTGCTGCTCCTGCTACTGCTGCGAAAGTTACTCGGTTAGTTGCCCATGTTATTCCGATTGAATCTGCTGCTGCCATAGCATAGTTTGGTGATACTGATGCGCCCACTATTGTTCCTATGTTTACGCAGTCGTACCAATCGCCTGTTGCGGCCAGTGTTACGTTTATTCGCTCAATTATGTAGTTCGTATTGTCGTTCTCATAGAACGCTGCATTTATTGTTGCTGCTGCTGCTGCCATTTTTAGTTTTCTCCACCCTTATTTTTATTAAAAATAATAAAAAAGAGGTACAGGGTTTACCTCTATGCGTCTCCCAACACTAATAGTGTTGATACATTCGCTAATCCAATTCCAGTTAGTGTTACTGTGTTAGTTGCTACGACCCATGTGCAAGCTACGTCAGGTGCTGCTGCGGCTGTTGTTATATCTGTGCTTTGAACATAACCTAATGTTCCAACTGCTATTCCTAGCGTTGTTAGAACAAGTGTATCATTCGTTGCCGCGGCTGGTATATTTATCAGTCTAAACATCTTGCCTTCGCCTGGCGAAACTTCTCGGATTACTGCTGCTGCTGGTAATATTGCTCCCATTCTAAGCGTCCCCCAGAACTAATAGACTTATAGCTCCTCCTGCTGGTCCTGCTGGCACTGTGCATACGTTAGTTGCTATCACCCAAGTTGGTACAATTTGCGATGCTACTGCTACATCCATCATATAAATCCAATCTACTGTTCCTACACCTGCTACTGGTGCGCCAAATCCGTATAGACTCAAATCTATTGTGTCTGCTGCTGTTGCTGCTGCAATTTCTATATACACTAGCTTTTTGCTTTCTCCGCCAACGATGCTCGTTATCACTGCTGCTGCTGGTAATATTGCTCCCATTTTATGCGTCTCCCACAACCAGTAAACTGATTGCGCCTCCTGCTGGTCCTGCTCCGACTGTTACTACATTTGTTGCTACTGCCCATGTGCAAGGTGTAGTGGTTGCTGGTGCTGCGGCTATATCCATCATGTGAACATAGTCAAGCACCCCAGTAAAACCGTATAGGTTAAGGTCTATTGTATCAGCGGCAGTTGCCGCAGCTATTGTAATGAACACACATTTCTTTTGCTCTCCAGGTATAATGGGTGTTGATTGACAAGTCGCTGGTGCTATTACTGCCATAGTAAAATATCACTATTGCCCTTAGGCAATAGTGTTTACCTCCGCACAGAATGTTTCAGCTTTCACAACTAGGCATCCATACCACTTAATCATAAATTTCGTGGCATCGTCTGTTCTAGCCAATTCTTCCAAGACTAGGTCCTGTAAAATTGCTAAGTAAACTACGCTTGTGTCGATTACGATTAGGTTTCCCAAATTAGCCGCCATGCTCATGTACTTGCTTGCTATAATTGGTATTCCTTCAAATTCAACGGTTTGTATTCCCCAAGCCAAACTTACGGTTGGTGCTGGGTATCGTAGCCATCCTTGTAGTAACGCTTTAATCTGGTCTAATCTTAGCAAATCAGTAACAATTAAGTTTGGATTTCCACCACCTACAGCTAAACCTGCTGCTATCGAACCTGACCTAGCTTGTCGTATTGCTAACCTCATAATAGGTATTGTTAGCGGTGCGCCTGCTAGTGCCTGTACGTTTGTTACAATTTGTAATAGTAAACCGTTAAATCCGTTAGGATTAACTGCTACAGAACCGTTAATTATCTCGTTCTCTAACATTTGTACTAAACTTACTGTGTGCGTTTGAACTTGCTCTCGTAGTATGTCGATGTACCCTCTCATCGCTGAGATGGCTGGTCCTGTTACCTTTCCGATTGCGTATGCGTACTTGACAGGTATAACTTGTCTTACGTATGTGTCATCAGCTACTGCTAATGCTGCGCCTTCTGGTAAAAACGCTCCTGCGTTTCGTACCGTCATTTGATTGAAGTCTGCGAACTTGCCTTTAATTGCCCTTTTAGGTAGCAATTCATAAAGCGGTGTCTCCCTTCGTACCAAATCAATTATATCTGTATCAACGTAAATAGGTATCAATACAGGTAAATTACCAGCTACAGCCGAGTATAATACACCAGATGCGTACTCGTTTCCAGTTGTGGTTAGGTCCTTAGTCATTAATGCTTTCACTTTTTTAATAAATCGTTGCTCGATTTCTTTTCTTTTGTCTATGCTTCGCAAACCGTCCGAATAAGTGCCTTCTGGCATACCCATAAACGATTGTTCATAGGCTACCTCAGCCACTGCGTTGGGCATATCTGCTCCGCCAAATCCTGTTCTCATTTTATTCATTCCCCCATGTATCAGTTTTAGCTCCTTTCATCAAAGCCGCTGCCTCGAAAACACTATTTATTTTTAGTTCAGATTTTACAATAGTTGTTTCTTCTGGTGAGCGGTATTCCGATTTAAGAACTTTAGCTGATTTCTCTACTTCGACAGTTTCTTCCTCTTTAGTCTCCTCCGTAGCTTCTGCTTCTTCCTTAGGAGTTTCCTCTTTGGCTTCTTCAGCTTCGGCTTCAACAGTTTCTTCCTTAGCTTCTACTGCTGGTGCTTCGGTGGTTTCCTCGACAGGAGTTTCAACTGCTTCGGTTTCTTGTTTTTTTATTTCATCTGCCATTTTTGTTACTTCCTCCTCCAAATTGAAGGATTTTGCTAACGCCATATAACTATTTCTGTTAGAAGGTATTGGCGTTATACTCCCTTCTAATAACTCTGCGTCAGTCCATTTTCTGAATGATTTGCCGTCAATATCTACGTCTTCATGCGCTTTAGGTATTGCGCCAATAGATAAGCCTAATTGTGCGCCCTGCTCCAACATACCTTTGACCATTACAGCTTTTGGATTGGCATCAAAGAATTTAGGTTTCATTGTAAGTGCAATATGTTTATTACTCTTTACAATCTCCGCGCTGTTCCACTCGCCGATTAAATTATCGACTTCGTTCTTGTGGTCAACTAACATAGGCAAAAATTGGTTAGGTGCGCTAGCCCATTTTGCTAGAAGCGCTTCTCCCATAAATTCGTCATCTCTGTCAATAGAATTGTCCGATAGAATTGCTTTAAAATTTCCATCCATGGACTTTCCGATAGAACAAACAATAGTTCGTTTGTCGATTGTTGTATCTGCCATGCTAAAACTAGACAGTTTATGTTTAAATCAATATCGCTTATTAATTAATTTATCTCGTTACATGCTCAGGCTCTTCTAAAACTTCTTCTGCTTCAGTTTCTACATAAGGTAGTTCTTCGGCTTCTTGCATTTTAGGTTTTTCCTTTTCAAAGTCTTCACTAGAAACCATTAGCGGTAGGTAATATTCATCTACTTGAATTGCATCTGCTCCTAAGTAGGTTTTCTTAAAAGCGTATAAAGCGAAATCTCTTGCTAAGTCGGAATCTTCTGGTAGGTCTTTAAAGATTTCTTCTTTGCTAATTCTTGTTGCGACTATAAGTTCTGGCGATTGCATAAAAAATCTAAATTCTTTTTCATCCTCAATATAGAACACTTGTTTCTTAGTTTGAAAGTCTCTATACCAGATAAACCGTTCTAAATTTACTCTTATCATTCCACCCATTATTTCTTACTCCGTCCGTTGAATATATACTCTTTAATCTTTTTAACTTCGCCCTTTAATTCAGTTATATGACCGCAGTTGCCAGTGACTTTTTGTTCTACCTTGCCCATTTTATACCACATAGCCCCTACGCCGCCCACTATTGGAACTCCTACTCCAACTATTAATGTGATTATTTCATTTACCATTTTAAAATGATTGCCCATAAAAGACATCTATCCAATCTCCTGCTGCGCCTTGACACCAGAAACTATTTAGATTAATTCCTCGCGGACAGTCCATACGAGGCAAGCATACGCCTGGCGGTATTGTTAAATGTACTACGGCTGCTGTTCCTATTAACATATTTCCTGCGTTTGTTTGTCTAGCTGAGAATATAACCCATCTAATTGGCGTTACATTTGCCATTTGAGTTGGTGGTGCTACGCCTGGAGCTAATGCCCAACTATTAATATCATTTACACCAGTTATTTCAACTACGTCTAATCCCTGGTCTGCATGATGCGCTTCAGAGTCAATAGCTGTACCAGCTCCATCATGGACTGCTACATCACCACACCCTAAAGCCCCTTGCCAACTCTGCCATTGGGCTTCAATAGTATCATAATAATAATTCTCATTTATTACTAATTGAGCTATTTGTTGTTGAGCTATTATTCCATCATCAAATTCACAAAGAAATGGGCGCATCCTTTGATTAATTGCACCAGCACCGTAATAGCCATAATTTCCTGCGCCTACCGCTAGAGAGTTTGTTGCTTCGTCTTGTATCGGTTGCATCCATGTGGGCTGAACCGAAGTAATAGTTCCATTCTGACTTATGGAAACAAATTGCTCTCTATATATACTCATAGCAAAAGCACCGAAATCACCTGCATTTACTACATTACCTAGTCCAGCATAGCCGCCAACAGCCATACCCATATCTGTATCGGGAGTAAAAACGGCATCATCAAGATATTCTGATAATAAAGCAGTGGGTATTCGTAAATTACCTCCTGCGTACCCTACATCTGTCCATACTGCGGCTCCGCTTCTTACTTGTAATTGAGCTAATCCTCCTCCTGCGCCTCCGCCAGCTACATTAACATCTATGGCTTGTATTGCACCTATTGTTGTGGCTGTAACTCCAATTATGCTATTCGCTCCTCTAAGTATTGCCCATGCTGGATAATTTGGTTGCAAGTTGTCGTTTCCTATTTTTCCTTCCTCCCTTTATTCCAAGGTATCTGTCCTTTTTTAGCTTCACTTATTCGTCTTTTTGTTTCTTCTGTATGTTTTCTCCCCACCCATAGCCTATGTCCTTTCTTAAAAGGTGTTAATCTAAAGTCGCCTGCTTGATGATGTAATTTACCATGAGTTGAATTGTCCATAAGCACAAGATTATTTATGTTATCGTTTAATTTATCTCTATCTTTGTGATGTATGACAAAGCCTTTAGGTATTTGTTTAATTTCTGGATTATTTTCTAGGAATGCTACATGGCTACGCTTAGTCCACCGTTCATCTTGTTTCATCCACATTCTTCCGTTTTGGGTATGTGCCATTTTTTATTTACCTACTAGATAGGGGCTACGCCGATTGTGTGCTGACCGAAGTTGCCAGGCCCATCATGATACAATTCCAAGTCATTGATATAAATTTTTATATTGTCGAAGTAAATCGCGCCAACATAATCCTCTCCTTCTGCATAGCCGCAAGCTAATTCTGCTGCTAAATAAGGTATTAAACCACTTCTTCCGCCTGTGCCTGCTGTTGTGTGAACGGCTGTTCCTATTGCGTAAGTTGTGTCTTGATATGTGAGCGAGGATATTTCTTCATCAATATCATCTATACATAGTTTAATGTATTGCCAACTCCAAGTTGCTGATGGGTTCCAAACACCAACTCTGCCTGCGGCTACTGGTCTTGTATCTAGTGCTATAGTTACCCATGCGGCAGCATTATTATAATATTGCCAAGCAAGTATTTGACAATTATATCTTATTAAATATCGTTTTTCTGTATTTCTTCTTTGGTCAAATAAATAAAATCCGAATAGTAATCCATAAGCTGGGTGTCCTGCTACTGGATAAAATGAAAAACCACCTGGACTAAACCAAAACTCTAAAGACATTCTCTTTTCTGTAATCTCACCTAGCTTAGTATAACATTCTGCTGCGGTGAGTGTGCCTGGCTCGCCATAATAACTAGCTCCTAACTTCATAAACCAATTTCCTTCATAAGGTCTAACTGTAAACGTAGCTGAACCTGGAGAGTCAAATTCAACATATCCTACTGTGCTATTTCCTTGCGGACAAGCTAGTGGGTCCCATCCATCTCCTGCTGGGTCGACATCTGTATCAGTTAGCCACTTACATATTGAACAGCCTCCTCCACTCTTGGTTTCGCAATCGTCATACCAATATAAGAAGTCATCTGACCATATTTCCTTTTTGCCTTCCATTACCTTTAATGGCGTGGTTACATCTGCTGGTGAAACAGGCATATTGAAATATCTATCTGTACCTTGGTGGCGAATGGATTGTCTACCTGAAATATCTACATCTATTCCAAAAGCTGTAAATTGTGCTGTTCTATAATCAATTCCTCCGACAGGTATATTATACACTTGCGCCGCGTCCATCGTTCCTTGTGTGTGCATCGGGTAAGGGTGATGGAAACCAGTACCCCAATCATAACAACCAACAGAAACTGACAAATCTGGTCCAACCATGCCGTCTAAAATAAGCGGTATTGGATTTACTCCATTTACTGGTCTTACATAACCGTATGCAATAATTCCCTGGTCTATGGCATCCGCGTCTGCTACTAACGGTATTGGATTTATAAGTCCTGCCGCTTGATTAAAACCATAAGACAATATTCCTGAACCTATTGCTCCGCCTGGAACAGCTACTGCTAAATCAGTAGTATCATCTGTTATGCGAATATATTGAGAACGTAAAGCAGATATTCTAAACACTCCAAAATCATTAAGGTCAACTGGGTCTACTGAATAAACTCCACCTACCGCCGCGCCCCAATCTACTCCAACTTGAAATAAACTATCATCTAAATAACCAATATCTAATCCACCGCCTATGGTAACTTTCAAATTACCTAAACAATCAGTATGAACTCTTTGCCATCGTTCTTCTTGCGGTTCGTCACAATATCCATGTAACTCTGCAATAACTAACTGAGGTATTTGCTCTATTTCAATCCAATCGTCATCTAAATCCATTAAAAGCGGTCTAGCTCTTGTACCTACGCCACCTGCTAAATAGTATCCGTAATTAGCGGCTGAGGTGTATAATCCTCTATTAGCTTCATTTTCAGGCGTAGTTAACCATAAAGCAGAATTATGAACTCTATTCCAGCTAGCTCCAACTGGTTCGTAAGAATAAAGAAGTGGTATAACTAATTGTGGATATTGTCCATCTACTATAACATCATCATCTAAATCTATTAAAAACGGTTGAACTTCTTGTCCTGCTGGTGCTGCAAAGTAAGCACCATGACATACTGCTGAAGTTGCCAAAGCTGGCAAAGTTTCATTACCTGGCAAAGCAACCCATGTTGGACTTATTGCGCCTTGATTTACGCCATCCCAGGGTATAGTTGGAATTGGTATGCTCGGTGGTATTGCAGAATAACCGACATCTTGCCATATACCTCCTAAATTACGAACCTGAAAACCAACTGCGGCAACAACAACTCCGCCCATTATATTCACATCTAGGGCCTCATTTGGTCCGATTGTTGTGACCGTAACCGCCCTGAGTCCTGACTCGTCGCATATCGGTATCCTGTCCATTCTCTATTTACTTTCTCTTGCCGGTACGAGCAGGAGTAGGTTTTCCTCCCTCTTTAGGTCTAGGCTTACTTCCTCCGCCCTTTGGTTTTTTACATCCCATTTTACTTATTCAATTTTAAAGCGTTCCAGATTGATTTCTTTGGCTTATCTTTTGGCTTCTTTTTGTATTTGTTAGTAAGGTTAAGTTTGTCTTTTTTATATTTGGCATCAAGTTTACTTCTCTCTTTCTCAAATTTATCCCATGCAACATCTACGATTTTTTCATATTTAGTATTAGCATCAGTCGCCTCTTTTGACTCTTTTCCATGTTTGCTGACAACTTTATCGCGTGCTTCGGCGGCATCATTTCTAGTTTTCTCCCACAATCCTTCGTTTTTAACTGAGTCCTTTTTATAATCTGTGTGAAGTTTATCTGAAGCTTTTTGGTATTCCATTAATTTTGCCTTCCTCTCGTTTTCTACAATATTTAACACCTCTGGCTTAGATACGCCATATTTAGATGCTAAATACTCATAGTCCGCGCCATCTTCATATTCTTGTGCTATCTTTTGTTCTTTTTCCTTTTTTGGCATTTCGCGATTTGCACTAACCCTAGCATCGTAGTCTGCTGCAAAATCAACTTGGTCGCGTGGAACGGTCTCTACCTTTCCAGTTTTACTATCTTTAATTCCAAGCCACTCTTTACCTCTTTTATCTTTGAAAGTTTCAGTTACTGTTCCTCTCTTTAGGTCGCCACCAGGAGTTAAATATACCACCTTAGCTCCTTCGCCCATTTTTCCTTTATCTTTTGGTTTATCCTCTTTAGGTTCTTTTTTAGGCTTCTTAGATGGTTTACCAGCATAAATTGGTGTTCTATCAGAAGTGTAACCTACAATTCTTCCACCTTGCGGTCCAGTGGCTATTACTCGCTGTTCTTTTTCAAACATATCTTTTAACGCTTCACTCATTGGTGGAGCTTTGTCTTTGCTTCTATTTTTTATTATCATTTTAATCACTTATTTTAATATTACTCCTACATTACAATTACAATTTGGATGAGCGGGATTACCGTCAAACTCATAATTCTTACCTCCAACTACTGTTTTAAATTTATCTGTTATTTCTACTGCTTTTCCGTCGAGAGATTTACATACAGCACAGGCGGTTGGTGAATATGCTAGCCAGTGTTTCTTACCTTTTACTCCAGCGTCCATATAAGCTTGGAGTTTTCCAGCGCCAGATATTCTAGCACTTTCTGTTTTAGCTAACCTATAAGTATCATAGTTAGTTTTTGCGAAGACTTCTTCTTTCAATTTAGCGGCTATGACCTTACTTCTTTCGCTGTTTTTTACTCCATCTACTAAGATTTCAGCTATACGTTCGCGCATTTTAGCGTTGACCCCTTGAATACCATGCCACATCTTTCCAGAGGGTAGCCTATAACCACTAATTTGTTGATTTGCGAATATATCTATTTTAGGAATGGCTTGCTGTCTAAATCCTATGTCTATGTTTAACTCAGTCTCGGCTTCAGTTATACCTATGTTAAATTGTTTTTTACAGAACTCTGCAATTTGTTTCCTAACCTTTTTATTTAATACAAAGAAAGGAGTAATAGTTCTTAGAAAGCTAGAGTAGTCTTTTGTCAAAGCTTTTTTAGCTACTTCTTCATCAAAAGCATCCATAACTAATGCTTGAACATTTTTATAATAATCTAATAGAGCGTCAGCATACGATTTAAATTTAGTAGGTTTCTTAATCAGGGTTTGTGAGATTTTTTTTTTAAACTGTTCAAAAGTTAGCATCTTGCCTTTCTCTTTTTCTTCCTCGCTTTCGTACTCGTAACCTAATATTGGTTTGTTAGAAGCTTCATTCTTTTCACCTTCTTCTTCCTCCTCTCCGAATGATTGTGATGCGCCTCTTAATTCATCTCCGCCTTCTAATGGTTCCAGGCCGCGGTCTTGTCTTATTTCATTTGGAGTCTTAATTCCCATTTGAACATCTTTCCATTCTTCTTCCCTATGGAGTAGTCCTTCATGCTGGTCAACATAATCAAATCTAAGTTCACATTCAGGCTCGCCTTCATAGAACTCTGTAATAATATCATTAGTAAATTTCCTTTCTAACAACTGTATGTGAGGCATAACTGCTCTACGAACAAATACTCTGCTTTGAGCCTGGCCTACCGAACGGTTAGAAGATTCAGTAAAGCCAAGCTCGTCAGCCGTCACTCCATACATCGCCCATACTAATCGCTGATAGAACTTTTGACCGTTAAGCCATTCCATGTCCCTATTGTTAATTGTGAAAGGTTGCCATTTAACTTCCTCGTTGAACATAACTAATTTATGCGGCTTACCTTTGATGTTTTTATCCCACTCTGATTTAAACCTCTGTAAGCTAGCACTATTGGCTCCTAAGAGTGATAAAGCTCCAGATGGAATTGCGCTCTCTCTAAAGAAGTCTCTATTAAATCGAGTTGCATCGTTTAAATTCTCTAAAACTGTGATTAAGCTCTCCACAGGACTCCAGCCGTACCAAGACTGAGTTCTTGGATTCATTTTGAAATAAACTATCTCTCTTTTGTGAAATCCTATTGGTGCGCCTTTCGGATGTAAATATGAATACTGAAAATAAGCTGGAATTTCCTCTGGTAAAATACCATATAAATCTGGATTGATTAAAAAAGAACTACCGTCTCGAACATAAATCTCGTTAAGATGTACGTGAGGGTCTCCCTTGGGTTTGAAC